CCCGTTTAACTAATCATCAATAAAATCCCACTATAATCGATAATCAACTTGACATTTGAAACCATGACGACTATTAACAGAAACCAAGATCACGCACTAGGAGATGCTAGAGAGCATCCCACCACGCGTCGAAAATTCTTCGACAGAATTTTTCGTCGCCCGCGCTACGTAGAACTAACGGAACATAAACGTAGCTCCTCGTTTTCAAACAGAGATTCGGTCCGCTTCATGACCTCTTTTATTGAAGTAGCATCAAATCTCTCTGAACATTTCGAGAACTTTACTCACTCGTGTATTTCGCCCCCGCCCACCAATTCGATTGATGGCGGGGTTTTATCAGAAGTAGACGAGGAGTCTATCTCTTCCTGTTCCACTTGGAAGACTGGAAACCTGTCCAGAAAGGTTAAAGAAGAATTCATTGCCCTTACAAGCGATGGTTTTTACACCTTGGTCACGACTCATTATTCCTCTGACTTAATTCCCGATTATCACGTTTCTGACCAAAACGAAAAGGAATACGCTCGCTCAAAGCGCGAAGCCCACAAAGTTAGAGAGTCCAAGGAAAAGGACAGACGCATCAAAGACCAGCGCAATCAAATCTCCAGTCTTAAAGAGTCACAAAAACGGCTAAAAGAGAGACTCGCAGCTATTGAGAAAGAAGAGAGAGAACGAGAGGAGATTCAGGATCAAGGACCGAAATCCATGCCTATGCCCACGAGAGTTGGCCAGATCTTCTTTACGTACGTCGACTCGAGTAAATTGACTATGGAACAATTGTCTTATGCTCATGAGTGCGCTGATGAGAACATCGTCAGTAAAATCTCTCCGGAGTTGTCTCATCGTGACGTCATCAGGAAGATAGTAGCTTTCAGAGTCGCTTCTTCTACCCACTCAAGTATTTTGCATACCGAAAATCAAATCAGAGTCAGGGGATCCACTCACCGACTTTTGTACGAAAAATACTTTGCTGAGTTACCTCTGCTTTCTGAACACCCCGTTACGGCTCACAGAGCGTGGTATGAGAGTCTTTCGTCTGATTTGTCGACTGAGCAGATAGATTACTTAGAGTGTAAAGCAGTTAAAAGCGCTCCTTCGAAGTTGGCTAAAGCCTCTCTTACGGCGGTTAAACTTACAACATTTGCCATGGATTTGTATCATTGTAACACGTGGATTGAAGTCATGGTTAGTTCCGCTCGGATGATCATTTACACTGCCACTCCAAAGATGATGGAGCACATTTTAGCTTTGTCTGACGGCAATTTGCTTGAATACATGAAGTCTTTCGTTTCAAAGTCCGTGGTACAGACTCCTGAACCTGAAGTTCGCGATCAAAACTTTTTTGATGATTTGAGAGCTACTGTTCGTTCTGGCATTGGCATCGACGAAAAGATACAGGAAATTCCATTGGCGAACTTCATTGATCAGTTGGTTTGTTTGTTGGTCTTCTTTCATCTAGAGGCCGAAGAACCTCTCCCAGACAATGTTAAGGAAAACGTCGTCCCCTCTTCTAGATTGTGGAAGGACTTGGTTTTCAGAGCTACCAAGATTCATAAGACCGACACGTTGTCTCTCATCAGTCGCATTTCCACCGTCATCGACTCAGCAATTATGATATTCGAGACTATTGTGACGGGGAAATCGTACTTGTTACTAGTCAACCCGCTGAACATTAGCATCAGACTAGCGAGAGTGCAAGGTCTTTTCAATTCCTACAAGACTGGGAACATGGAAGTCATGATGACGGAAGGCGAAGGGTGTTCTCCGGATGAATTCGAAGAAGAAGTTTTGAAACTTGCCAAGGATATCGAAGACATTGTTGAGAAAAGAATGGTGAAACCGGTCGCCATGCGAGCCTACACGGCGTATTTGTCTACTGCAATCGAGATGAAACAGCACATTCTTGCGATTCGCAAGTCCCGTGCTTTGAAGCTTCAGCCTACCTTTATTGGACTGTTCAGTGATCCCGGGGTCGGGAAAACTGGTTTAGCATATGACTTCAGGTCGGTGTTGGAAATTGCCTTCAACACGGAGATCCTTGATCGTCACGTTTACGGAGGTTCCGGAGACAGGAATAAGTGGGCCACCGGTTTTACATCAGCAACTAAGTACATAGCCGTGAACGAAGTCGGAAACAAGAAGAGTGACATCGAAACAGGAGCAGAAGAATTCTTTAATTCAGCTAAAATTGCTGATACAACTCCCAACGAAATGCCACAAGCTGAAGCGGATATGAAAGGGAAAACGTGGAACTATTTGTTAGGGGGATCGTTTTGTTGCAACCAGCAGGACTTTTGCCTTCAGAAATTCGTCAAGTGCGTCGCAGCTCAGAACAGGAGATATTTGTATTTCAGAATCACTTGCAAGCCTGAGTTTGGCAAGATTCCAAAAGGCGCTTTTCACTACGTTCCGGACCCCACGAAAATCAAAATGATAGATACGCCTGAAGGTCAACTCCCTGATCCTGAGATTTACCTTATTCAAGAGTACACTTTTTTCGAGAAAAATTTGGAAGGGGACACTTCTGGAGACGCGCGTAGTGTGTGGATTGAAGACGTTGGAAAGCCTATGGAAGTCTCGGAATGGCTCACCTACATGTTGAACACTGTCAAGGAACGAAATGCAACCTGCCAAACGCACCTTGACAACATCAAGAAGAAGCGATCTCTCCCCAAGTGCAAAAATTGCGCGAATTTGCAAAATCACTGCCGGTGTTCTCAGTTCCTGCCTTGGAAGGTGGAAGTCAAAAAACCTCCCAGCGCTCTAGACTCCGTTCCCACAATTGAGCAAGTGAAACATGCCGCTTCTAGATTCACCGACTACTTCTCTGAGAAGTATAAGCAGTTGTTTCTGGTGTCAAATACTTCAATGGACAAGATCATCAGAGCTCACGCAGAGAATCGATCGGACTTGTCGCTCAAGGAGCAAAA